AATCTCTTAAGGAGAGGCGTGTAATTAATAATCTGTACAGCGCTCGATGAGCATGAGAATTCTGGGTGTCCCATGGAGAAAATTATATCTGACATTTTTCTCGCTCTTGTACATGCTACATATAGTAATGATTTATCTACATTTAACATTTGAATAGGTTTGTGAATGACGATTTTTCCTTCAATTGTTAGACCTTGAACTGAATGCACAGTTCTGCAGAATCCAGGAGACATGTGTCCTATTACGGATTTCTTGTATTCCATTCCTTCTTTGTTCATGTCGTCAGAGAGTAAGATCGTATCGTCGTTCCATTGGTGGTCCTTCATCACTCTATAGATTACTCCTTTGGTGATGCCAATTTTTTTGCATCCCTTGTGACAGATTAGCAACATGTCGCGAGAGATTAGTTCGATGTTGAATGATAGTTTTCTGATTTTCATTATGCCGTTATTGATAAAGTTTTTGTATACGTTGGTGTATGTTAAATGATTATCTCCAACAAATGAGCATTCAGTGAACTCAATATTCTTTTCGCATGTATCGTTTAGGATGGATTTTCTGAATTCAACGAGTTCTGGGTCGTTTCTGTGATCAACGCGTAGCTGTATACATTTACTAAGTATGACGTTACGTGAGATCCTGAAGCTCGTTATGCAGTCTCCGAAGAATATTGAGTTCACTGGCTTTAGTTGGTTTAAATCTCCAGTGAGTATCCATTTGGTGTTGTGCATTGCGATTGTTGAGATCAGCATATTCCAATATTTGATACTCCACATTGAGAATTCATCTCCCCATACAGTCTTGTTCTTGTATTTAGACAATCCCTTATTATCTCTCTTAGTATGTACTGCATCACTATCTTCTAAAATACTAATGCTTTCTTTGAAGAATTTAAAGATAGTGATGCATCTGACCCTATCTGTGGTATTATTGTTGCAGCATTGATTGGTTAGTGTAGTGGCATAATCATATTCTTGTTCCTTTGCTAGTGTTGATTTACCGCATCCAGGTGGTCCCTGCCATCCTTTAATATTCTTGGAGTATTTTTTGATCTCTCTCGTCATGTCCTCTATAAGGTACATTGCGTCATGTGTTTCTAACGACATGGCAGAGTATTTGCCATTGTTTTTTACATGATTTCCACCCAATACTCGATCACTAATATGTTCTTTACTTGCATCGTACCATTCTTCTTGTTGATAATCTCCTCTAATCTGAGTGGGTATAGATGAATAATGTCGACGGTGTAGAAGATTCTCGACATTTTTCCACTTTGACTCTAGAGTCAAATCATCGGCATCTATATCTTCGGCACAGTGCCACATTTTATCTTTTCTAGTTGGGAACATGGGCTTTGCTTTCTTTGCTATATCTTCGTCGTCGTTGTGATAAATTCTGCTTTTGGGCTTGCCAGTGTTGAGTTTGACATTGTATGATTCTTTGATATTCATGCATCTGTTAATAGGTGATTGGACTTTGATTTCTTCTTTCTTCCAATTCTTTGGGATTCCAGCATCAATACCATAGTATTCTATTGCGTCTACCTTAACTGTATAGATTACTCCTCCCATTCTTCTTAATGCTCCAATTATACATAGGACAGCAGTGTTGGCCACATCTATTTGATAATTATAGATATTTCTATTATTAAGAATCATGTACTCTTCACTCTTGTATACCACATATACATCCTTTTTCTGAGTCCTGATTACCTCCCTTTTCTTGTTGCATACTAGATTGATGTCTTGTTTTGATGGAAGATAGATGTGTAGTTTTTTTGATGATTTATATTTCTTTCCCATGATACCCATGCATTCTCTCCAATCATCAAATTTGCCGGGTCTCCCTTTGTCGTCTTCTTCATTATATAGCGCCATTACATCTACAGCATTTATGGTTGCATGGGATCTCCTAAAATGAGTAATTTTTACATCTGGCCAGATCTTGATGATTTTTTCTAATAAGAAACCATGTACGTATTCTGATGATATTCCACATACTCTCATGTCGTTTGTTATTTTAATGAAATACATCCACGTCTTGACTATCTTGTGTTCCACATCTCCACTATTTTTTATTTCTACTGGAGTATATGGGTAATCCATCATTTTTTCTATCATGCAGTCAACGGTGAAGACTGGAATCTTTCCCCCGATATGTGATTTGGGGGTTGTTGATTCGAGAAATGTATTATAGTAGCATGAGTTCATATCTATTCTGTTTCTATATAAAGGAGCATTTTGATGGATTATACTACTGAGCAATGACTTGCATGATAAATCCTTTTCGCATTTATATGAAAAATTGGGGATGGGTTGGATGTAGTTATAGAATCTCTCTTTGTTTTTGCTCAATTCTGACGCATTATTTGGGTAATTTATGGATAAGTCATCGGCTCTTAATTCATTATACTTGCTTGTTACAATAGCAGGTTTGAATAATCCCTTGGGAACTGAGCATACATAAGCATGCTCGTTGTATATAATCAGGTGAATTCTTTTCTTGCTCTTAACTGGAATTGATTTATATACAATTTCTCCCAATACATTGTATAAGAATAGATTGATGTTGTATTTGACACAGTAAGCTTTAACAGCTGAAACTCTTGTATCTGAGATGTATTCTCCGTCATTTGCATATTCTACTTGATTGGAGAAGAATTTCTTGATTTTACTCATCGCTCCTAATCCCATGTCATATAAAATTGATTTTATACAATTGGGTTCAATAATGCGTCTGGTTTCAGAGAATTCTTCTTCAGAAATGATATTTGAATATGGCAATGATCTTACTGTCTGGGTATTATCTCTAAATAACCATTTATCATCGATCATTTCTTCATCAAATTCATTGTATTCGTTATTAGTCACTGGAGATACTATTGAGGGCCCGTTTTTGTTTAATTCTCCGTTATAGTTATTGACGTAATTGAGATATTTTTCCATGGCTACCATATCGAATATCACCACATATCGTCCATGATGTGATGGATCCCTATCGAAATTACTTGCATAAGCATCACTACTAAAGTATGATTTTAGAGAATAATGTCTATCCTCCCACATCGCCAGCTTTCCCTTATCTGGAAATACACCATCGTATTTTGTTTGGTCTCCCTTTGTCTCAGGCCCATATTTCTCGATATACTCTTTCATTGTTGAGAAATATTCATTATATGAATATTGACCACTTCCTTTAATCAATATTAATGTGATGGAGGGAGGGATTGGGGATTTCTCAATAGTACTAGGATCGTATTGGAATTTTAAATATTCGTTATAACTATTAAACAATTCGGGTCGACTCGAATATTCATCGATTAATTCTTCTTTAGAGTATACGCCTTGTATGATTTCAGAATCTAGTTGTTGACGTAACTCCGTATAATCCTTTAAGTCCTTAGAAAAGGACTGGATAATGTGTTCATTAGTACCCATTGATGGAGCTTCTTCAAGCTTACCTTCTCTCATTAGATCTTCATATGTAGTAATTTCATCATAATATTCCTTTCCCAGTAGATCATAATATGTAATAACTTCACCATTCTCGATTCTGGTTACTATATCCTTTACATTATATACTCCCCTGCTGTCGATTCTGAGTAGTTCATCTCTCGTATTATATGCTTCTCCGTTCGATACTATGATTATTTTATCAAATTGCATGACGCCTTTTCTGGAGAAATCCATAAAGGCTTCGTTATATTTCGACAATAGGATTCTGATATTGTTACCTATACTAACCTTGTCTATAATTTCTCTAGTGATAGGAAAATACACATCATCCGCATTCTTATCATAGTCAAACATATCTGATATATTTTCAAACGAATCCTTTCTGTCCATAGAGCTATCAATTATCTCTTGTGGGATGACATACTGGTAGTAGCGGACTGGGCCATTGTATGGGGATGACCAGTATTCGGGGGATTCGTCCATTGTCCTGATTGATCTTCTTACAGAATTATATGCTGTTTTATCTCCAGATTCTATGATGGTCTCTACTCCGTTATTATTTACCAAGTAAGCTGGAACCTTTGTCAAAACATATCTACCCGACTTGTTGAGTTTTGTGTTAATTGTAGTGATGTATTTACCATCAGAATCAAGAATCATTGGGTAGATTTTTACACCATCGTCTTTGGTGTCGGCATAAATATTTTCACCTGACTCTGATGATGAAATTTTTGTCTCGCCATTGCTAAAGGTCGTTACCGTCAGTACCATGATTTATAGTTAAGGTGTAATTAATTTCAAATAATAATTAATCCGCAATACATAAAGCGTTATACATATAACATGGAGATGACTACCAATGAGACAAAAATTATTCAACACAGAGGAGGAAGGGTTAAGGAGCCAAGAAAGTACAAACCCAAGGTAACCGGCACTACACATGGAAAAACGTATCTGAATCTATGGCATGATTTCTATGCATCTGTGAAGGATTATGAGATATTCTCATACTATCCAAAGCGTAAGAGAGTGGCAGTATCATTGTTCAAACAGGGTATGGAGAGACATAATATGTCTGCTGAAGAAATGAAGGCGATAATTGAGGATACTGCTGTATTACATGATTTTCCAGAATATCTTGAATACATGAAACTACCTATGTATAAATATATATTATAATACTATGATGACATATTATAATAATGAGATCCAAGAGCCTAACGAGACAGAATATATCATCTGCGGCAACAGCTGCAAAATACATAGGTAGGATTTATGAGCTAGAAGAAGACCTAGAAGGATTGATTATGAATGGAATGACTACAGAGAGTATGATGGTAAAGGAAGTACTTGACATGATAGCCACATACAAGCTCATATCTGGATTAAGCATATGATCAATTTATAATAGATTTTTTTTCCGCATTATAAATTATGGAAAGATATATCCACGATGATAATCCATTTGAGGATCCAGATTATGAGTTATCGCAACATGATTGTGAGAAGATAGTAGGTTATGAGATTATGATAGTGCCATTTGATAGAGTTCATGACATAGATAATGTGGATGACCTATTCATCAATAACTGTAGCTTAGTAAATTACCTACAGACAGAACATAGTGGGCATTGGGTTGCAATGTTTAGAGATAATGATACAATTACCTATTTTGACCCATGTGGTAATTTCATAGATGAAATTAACGCAAATAGATCTATTGCTCATCAAGATAAACCATACATACTTGATTTATTGATGGAGTCTGGCTATAACGTTAGATGTAATGATTATTCGTTTCAAGAAGGATCTTCTACTTGTGGTAGATGGAGTAGTTATTTTCTTAGATGCGCACATATGGGAGAAGAAGCATTCAAATTTGCATTCGAAGGTAGGAAAAAGAGAGATATTCTTATAACAATGATCACTGCGGACATCTTGAATTCTCCATGATTAGATTAAGAAAGCACCAGTTTCATACATTACATATCTAGGTGCCTTAATTGATACCATTACCCATCTAGCATTACGAGTGATATTTAGAGACATGATCTTGTCTACTACTTTTTTTTCTATATATGCCTTCTTCTCCAAGTAATAATGAATTTGATAGTCAAACGAAGTACCGGGGAAGAATACGACGAATGAACTTTCTGATAGCTGACGCTTAGTAGATAATCCAGCACTCATCACATGCGATGTCATCACAATGGAAACATAATGCTTTCTTCCTGTTTCTAAAATCTGATCTCGCAGGGACGATACGTATGTTTTTACTTTATTATCCATAATTGTATCGACGTCATCAAATATTACTAGAGAATTCTCGAAATCTGTCATAACTAATCCAGCTCCTTCTTCTGTTGCGGATTTAAAATCATCATCTAGAGGTATCCGCTGAAAAGGTAATGATGAATCATCGAATGCGGAATCCACCTTGCATTCTGATAGTAGATAGATCATATTGTCTGGATAATATTTATGATACGATTTAGCATATTCCACAGTAAAATAACTCTTACCACTACCACTCTCCCCTACTACATAGAATACGTCACGTTCTCTTGTTTCCCTGGCAGAAAGATGTTGTGGAATTGGTCTTAATTTGCCACTATTTAACATAAAGTTTACACCAGTTCGTTGACCAGATGTTTTGACCTGTCTCTTGTTATATACTGGCTGAGGTTCCACTAGTGGTAATTGTAACCTCTTTTTTGTCTTTTCTTCGTATTTTTCAAAGTCGACATCTGATACAAGATCGTATTGGTTGCTAGAATATTTGTATAATTCCTTGTCTGGTGATTTGATCATAAGATATTTGGATTTTGGTTTAGATGATTTCTTAGAAGCATCAGCGTCGATGATGACGGCGATTGGCGTGCCGGTATCTAAACTAAATTCGTGCATTTAATTATTCGATCACAAAGATTTTAATCAATAAATTAGTATACTGCAATAAACACTATACAGATGAGCAAGATTTATGCAAGAGATGGCGTTGTTACATACAAGGCTACAATAGAAAATACATCAAAAACAGATAATATCCAAGCAAGATATAGTCAGAAGACTGGTACACATCTAGTAAAAAGAGCAAGTGATTATTATATCGCAGTAGAAAGATTCGACATTCCTAGATCCAATCTGCCAATTTTCTTATACAATAATTCTAATGGTTATGATTATTCTGTGACAATCTCTAATGGAGGAGTTGATTATTTCCAAACAGTAGTATATCAGTCATATGCAAGCATAGTGAGACCACCTGATGCCATATTCTATGTCCAACAGTTTTTGAATATGGTAAATGCGTCATTATTAGCTGCGCATAATGCATCTGGAATAGCCGGAGCTGCACCAATGATGATCTTAGATACTACTGATAGATTCTATATGGTAATCCAAATTGGCTATCCAGGAGAGATATTCTTCTCAAATAAGGTATTCCAGTTATTTTATACACTTCCAGCCATATTTTATGGATATGGAAATCTTACTGGTAAAGATTTCAAAGTAGTAGTCCAAGATGTTGGTAATAATACATTTGCCCCATACTATCACATGAGGCAAGAACAATCTTCTCTATTTAGATGGAATAGTTATAAATCAATCATCATTACCAGCAGTAGGATACCATGTGTTTTATCGGCTGTGGGTAGTGGTAATGCCGCCGGTAATAACAACGTCAAGGTACAAGCATTAACTGACTTCATTCCGCTCGATACAAATGGCGTTATTGATAGAACTAATTGGTCATATAATTCAATTAATCCAAATAGAGTTATAGAGCTTACTTCTGATGGACCAATTGATGAGATTGAATTTTCCATCTACGTGGCTGATACCAGTGGTAATTTAATTCAATTATATATTGAGCCAGGAGAAAATCTAAGCGTCAACTTTGCCTTTTATAAGAAATCAATCATCGATAGCCATCCTTTCGTATTGCTTAATAGGTAACTTTGTAATTATTTCGACAATATTTTTTTTAGATTAGAATATAAACAATGTCCATTAACCAACTGAATCACGACGCACACAAGTCTTGGCTTAATCCGAGGGTTAATAATCTAAAAGTAGATGGTGATTTAATAGTATCTGAGATTAATGGCTCTGCTTATCCTCCTTCTGCATTGACTGATATATCATCAGCTACTGGCCTAGGATTCTATCATAAGAAGTTAGTTGGATTATCTACCACAACGGAATTTAAGGCTATCACCAAGAGTGATTTCGGCTTGGCATTCATTCAAGGACAGACGGGATACATAGCGAGTGATGGAACCCAGTTAAGTATCGTACCGGCTCCTACCCCAACCGTTTCTGGAGTGGGGGTAGTTAAGAGCGATGGTGTTCTATTGACTGCATCACCACTTATTGCATCAGAAATTCCAATCATCTCTATTAGTAATACCTCTGGAACATTGCAAGCTGCACAAGAACCAGCTCATACTGGTGATGTGACGAATTCAGCTGGCTCATTAGCTCTCACTATCTCACCTGGCGTAGTTACAAATTCTAAATTAGCCAATGAATCTGCTATGACAATTAAGGGTAATAAAAATGCATCACCATCTACACCCCAAGATTTAACTCCATCAGAGGTTAAAACAATGCTTTCAATTAATACATCAGATATCTCTGGTTTGACATCTTTTGTAGCATCATCTCCAGTTAATATTTCACTTGCTACTGGAGTGTTACAAGCTGCGCAAGAACCAGCTCATACCGGAGATGTTACGAATTCCGCTGGCTCATTAGTACTAACTGTTGCACCAAATGCTGTTACAAATGCTAAATTAGCACCTATGTCAAATAATACATTCAAGGGTAATGCTAGTGGTGGGGTAAGTAGTCCCATGGATTTATCTCCTACTGATGTTAAGAACGCTCTTGCTATCTCTATTATGGATGTGGGAGGATTAGGGGATCTGGCTGGACAGAACACTGTATCTTTAAATACACAAGTGACTGGTATTCTGCAATCTGGGAATTTCGGTTCTCTTACTGGAGATGTTACCTCATCTGGATACTCTACCGCTATCTCACCTGGCGTAGTTACAAATACTAAATTAGCCAATATGCCTGCATTCACAATCAAATCTAATACAACTGGAGTATCGGCCTCCCCATCGGATTCATCTATTTCAAACATATTAGATTTGGTTTCATCATCTCCAGGTAGTTTGTTATACAGAGGTGCGTCATGGCTTGCTCTCCCAGCCGGTAGTAGTGGTCAGATTTTAAGCAGTAATGGTGTTGCAGCACCTTCATGGATCAGTTATTCACCATTCGTTCCCCTCACAGGAGACGTAACCACATCTGGATCGGTGGCTACTATTACTGTCAATTCTGTAACTAATACCAAAGCCGCACAAATGCCCACACTGACTATCAAGGGTAATAATACTGGTGCTACCGCCAACGCTGGAGATCTAACTGCATCACAGGTAAAGACTCTACTTGCAATTACTTCTGCAGATGTTAGCGGATTAGGCGCATTGGCTGTCCTTAATACCGTATCATTAACTACTCAAGCTACTGGTACTCTTCAGGCTGCGCAAACTGGTGCCTTAACCGGAGACGTTACTTCTACCGCCGGATCGTACGCTACCATCATTGCTAATAATGCTGTAACAAATGCCAAATCTGCTCAGATGGCTGCGAATACTTTAAAGGGTAATAATACTGGTGCTACCGCTAATGCTGGAGATCTAACTGCCGCGCAAGTGAAGACTCTATTGGCTGTTACATTTTCTGATATTTCTGGAGTATCAACCGCTGCGCAAGAACCTGCTCATACGGGTGATGTTACGAATTCAGCTGGCTCATTAGCTCTTACTATTGCGAATAATGCGGTCACTAATACCAAATCCGCACAAATGCCTGCTAATACCATTAAGAGTAATCTTACAGCCGGTGTTGCTGATCCAGTTGATAATACATATTTCACTGTAAAAGAAGCTCTTCTCAATTCTATGACAACAACTCCAGGCTCAATGCTTTACCGAGGTGCTAGCAATTGGGGTGGAATAGCTCCTGGTACTGTCGGGCAAGTACTTACCATGGCTTCAGCTACTCTTCCATTATGGCAGAATTTACCGACTACTACTCCCTTCTCATCTCTCACTAACGCTAATAATCCTAATACTCTCGATAATGGAGCTCATATTCAAACATGGAATTGGTCTACTGGTAATGGTGCTAATTTGCTTTCTCTTGTTGCTACTTCTCTCACCGCTGGTTCTCTGTTAACTCTTCAACCTGGGTCAAACGGTATCGGATTAACTTGTAATGGGCGAATTAACAGCGTAATGGGGCCTATCACCAACACAACAGCTCAATCCTTGAGTGCAAGTATTAATGATTTTATGGAATTAAAGGTATCGAATATCAGCGCGACAGCCAACGCTCAATCAGGTTTTACTGCAGAGTCAAATACGGGTTCTCCTACGAGTGGCTTTGCTTGGATGGGTATTAATAATTCTGCCTTTAATAATCCACAAACCTATAACGCTGGTGTTGCAGGAGATGTGACATTTGTTGGTTCCGGTCAGGACTTGATCTTGGCTAATGCGAGTCAATCCAAGGCTATTAAATTCCAGACTGGTAAAAATTCTACTCCATTCTTTGATGATAGAATGACAATCCTCAATTCAGGTCTTGTCGGTATTAACACAATTACCCCAGTAAATACTCTAGATGTTGTTGGATCAATCGGCTTGAACTCTCGTATTGATAATGCTGCTGCTGTTACTGTCTTGGTTACGGATCATCTCATCAGCTTGAATTCTGCAACTACACAAGCTATTACCTTACTTCCTGCTGCTAGTTATCCTCGAACAATTATTAAGCTGATTAATAGAGCTGGTGTTGTCAAAACTACCTCTCCTGCGTATGTGAATGCCGCTGGTACAGCTGTTAGTACCATCCCTGGTTATACAACTCTGACTCTACAATGCATTGGTAATTTCTATCAGCAAGTCCATTCATCCAAAGCTCAACCTCCTGCGTTCAGAGCTACTTTAGCATCAGCACAATCCATTCCTCCAAATACCAATACTGTAATGAGCTATAATACGGTTCTTTATGATACCTATGGTAATAATCTTACTGGTTCATTATTCACCTGTCCATTAGCTGGTATCTATAATTTCTCTGGTGCTGTTCAGCTAAATGGAACCTTAAATGGTACCGCCTTTATCGAGATAATTAATAGTAATGGTCAGGCATCGTATGCACCTATTGCTCCTTCTGCTAGTGGTGTTTGTGGTGGTAATATCTCTACCGATATGCAGATGGCTATTGGGGAAACCATGTCATTGCGAATCCGTCATTCTAATATTCTATCTGTGAGTACCACGGCTAACGCTAATTATAATTATTTTACTGGTCGATTTGTGGGATGAGGGGACACCTTCGACTCAAACGTCTCGTTTGATTCATTACATGAATCTACACTAACGCGTTTTACGTCACTGAACCCCGACTTGATAACGGGTCTTAATATTTACTATAATTGATTTTTTCGGTATCATAAAGTATGGATTATCCGCTCAATTATATCTACGAAGACTCTTCCATGTGGGGAGTTAACACAAAAAATGCTATTGATTTCGAAGTATCGATGTGTGACGTAAATCGTTTCACGATTAAGTCGGGTGACGTCTACTTGAATAGTGAAGTATCTGTTCCAGTATTTAGTGGAGCTATCTCAATCGTGTTCCTTTATCCTAATGATGAAGACTCTATGAGAAAGATTAAGGGTTGGAATACACAGCGTAAACGTCAGGATTCTGTCTTTACTGGTAAGCTTGTTCCTCATGCAGATCCTAATCAATTAGAATTAATGCTTTACTTCACTAAGATCGAGTCGGTTGACTCCTTGATGTCATTTTCTATTATGCTTGTTGAGCAGGTTAAAGTATTAAAAGAAGCACTCGGCTCATCTGAATATCTACGTGATAATATTCTTATTAAATTTGTTGACTTGATCATCGGATGATGGTAATTAATTATTTTTTTTCGGTGTTGACATATACTTAAAGCGATGTCATCCGAAGGGTTCAGTGTGTATGCGAATAAATCTAAAAATTTGATAATCCCAACATCATGTCCCGTAATAGTCAACGGCTCTCGTATAGACTGGGTTGAGACTTATGACGAATTTCTCAAATTCTCTGACTCTATTTACCATGGGGATGATTATTATGATTGGTGTATCTTGATAAATGACTTAATGTCATTATTAATGTACGACTTTGAAGGATCACGATATAGATACAGAAGCATTTATGAAGCAAAGAGATTGTTGTTCGCATACATTCGCTATCTGTCAAATTCTTATTGCGTTCGCACGATTGCTTCTTCTGCATTGGGATTTACTTATGACAATTATAAAGATTTCTATGCAACCTTAAACGACATATACTTATACGTTGACGACTTACACTATATGGGTAATTTCAAATACATATCTGTTTATAAGCTAAAATATAAACATTCTGAAGATATTATATTGAATTATGGCATCAACAAGACTTATGCTTATATGTTAGGCAAGAACACTAACATTATCGAAGATGTCCTCGAAATCTTGAAGAAATCAAGCGTTATGGACATTGCTCTTAAAATATGCAATTAGAGTATTTGTATTAATTTGTATTTTTTTCTTTCATCACTGAAGTAAATGCTGTCCTCTTCCAACTTTGTTAAGGCCCACGACCCACGCATCGACTTGCGAAAACCAGTCAAACTCCTAATTGAAGAAGGTGGTGGTGATATTAATTATCGTATCTATTCTGCTACCACCGCTAGTCTTAGTAATATCAATTTCACCAATATTAATCCATCTACTCCCGATATCGTCCTAGACAAGAAGGTTTATATCTCATCTACATTCACCCTCAATTTCACTCGTAGTGGAGCACCAGTTGTAGCCAATTCTGTGAAATTACTCGCTATTGGCTCCACCGATGGTCCTCGTGCATTCCCATTAAATCAATCAATTGAGACAACGCAGATGTTTATGAATGGAGAATCCAAATCATTCTCTACTCGTCAATACATCGAACCACTCATGAGATACTCTAACTATAGAGATATGGCAGAGAGAGATTTCTCTTCCACTCCTACGTACCAAGATACTTACCCCCAGTACCATAACTTCGCCGTTGGACCGGTTCCTGGAAGTCTTAATTTTGATCTGGCATATGGATCTGCAAAGAACGTACTCGGTGCTTATGGTGAGAACGGATATAATTCTGGCCGTGGTGGTTTCCCTTCAATGAAGGTATTGTTCGATGATGGTAATTCCGCCATTGTCGAGATGTATGTCGTCGAACCCCTTATTATCTCCCCCCTTGGTTTCGGTCATCACGATAAGCGAGGATTCTATGGATTATCTACTTTCCAAGTTCAACTCACTCTTGCTTCTCCTCCAGAACTCACCATGTGGTCTCGATCTACTATTTCTGAGCCATATACCGTTAAGCTGGCTTCGGTTGGTACCCCCGAGATTATGTTCACCGAAATTCGCCCCAAGTCATACGATATGCTTCCCGAGCGCAATATCTATCCTTATCATCGAAATCGAATACAATCCCAACTCTGGACCACTACTTGCTTCTGGAGCCAGTCAATCAATTGTTATTAATAATCTTCAGCTTCAAGCAGTACCAAAGAGAATCTATATCTTCGCACGCCAAGACAGAACACAAAAGAGTATTCAATCGACTGACACGTATGCGCGTATTAAAAAGCTTACTGTGACTTGGGGAGGTAACACCCTTCTTTCTCAATGCAATGAGTTTATGCTTTTCAATATGTCTTGCAGAAATGGATACCTAGGATCTTGGGCTGATTGGACGAAATATACTGGGTCAGTCATGTGTATTGATTTCGCTAGAGATATTTCACTTCATGAGGGAGATGTCGTTGGACGCACTGGCACTTATCAATACGTCATCAATGTCGAAATCGAGAACATTAACCCAGCCGGATCTACTGATGGGAACGGTAACCTAATTGCTCCAATTTTATATGAAATCCAATCAATCGTTGTGCAAGACGGCTATGTGGAAATCCTAGACGGTGTTGTTCATTACTCTGATAATCTCCTCCCCGCTCGTCATGATCAATCTATTGACATTAAGTCGGTTCATGATGTCGACTTTGAATATGCCGAAGAATTCTATGGTGGTTCTATTCGAGAAAGAGCATTATCCCTCGCCAAGAAATTATCTTCTGGAGCCAAAAAGGCAGCTGATCTAATCATGGAAGGAACCCCTTACGCACTTGATGCTGCTCGCCTTCTTGCACCAATTGTTGCTGGTCCAGCTGCTGATAAATTCATTGACCAGGTTGCTTCTCACCTCCCAGCCAGGGAAAGAGGAATGCTATATTCTGGATCATATGCCGCTCATGGATTCTATGGATCCGGCGTCGTTGGTGGGGGCATCGTCGGAGGAGCTCCGGTTTCAGCTGCCAAAATGAAGGCTCGCAAGGGTAGACTGATTGATAGTTACAGACGATAATTAATATTTTAATATCATTGTGCAAGCTAATATAAAGATGTACTGTAGAAACTGCGGACACAAGCAATCAGGAGAAGGTGACTCTAACCAACCCAATGCACCTCGAAAATCGACACCACAATACGACGAGGAACCAATCCCTTTACAAGAAATCAAGGCCAATACAGACATCGAATGTCAATCATCACCTAAGCCTCTACGCACAGTCTCTAAAATCAATATCTCCAGATCATCTGGGATGAGTGAATGGTATAATTTTATGGAGATGTTGAGATCTAATGACTCTCTCAGCAAAATTAAAGGAAAAGGCAAGAGAGCATGTCAATCATCTCTATATGAGTTATTCAAACAACAATCAGTATTCGAAGATTCATCATCTATGGACGAATTCATTCAGCATTTTGACGAAACATTCTCTGGATCTGAAGTAAACGCAGCTATGGTTGACGAATACATAACAGGAGTCAGAGACATATTCACAGGAATAGCCAAACGCAAAAAATTTGTGACTGATTAGATTATAAATATTTTTTACTTCAGATCATTAAATGTCTTTAAATCAAATCAATAGTTCACAGACTCGTTCTTGGCTGAATGTTTCGTTTAATAGTTTAAAGTCAAACACTTTATCTCTTGCTAATCTAGGCACAGGCATATTGAAAGTACATAATGGATCCGTCGGCACTGGAGTGGTTACAATCTCTGATATGCCACGAGCACCATCCGGCATATTGAAATCAAATAAAACATACTCGCGTGTAAATATCACGGAATTAATTGGAGGAGCTGATGGCATATTCAAAAACATAGGAGGCGTATTGCAAGAAGTAGATCAATCCACTGTAGGATCAACCTTCCTTACAGTGGTAAAAACCCCACACTTAATCATCAATGACGGAAGTACAATTAATCAATATTCACACATTAAAGGTATTCAAAGAGTAACAAATACATATACGTCTGGTTCACAATCAATCAATATTCTAGCAACTGCTGTAGGAGCTAGAACCCTATTTCTCCTAGAATCAGTATCATTTGTTACAACATCTCTAGAAACGGTAAGTTTCCCAGGCATAGGAGCAGAAATGTCTCCACTTAGTGCTATAACTCAGTCAATATTATGTAAATTCCCAGACGGCGTAGTTGGTAATATAATGATTGGTATTAATGCAGCTGGAGGAATTGAATTTGGACAAATATCTCCCCTCTATAATGCTCCGGAGCCCTTCGATATGTCTGGAACATATTATGTATACCCACAAATCATAGAATTTATCAATAATAGCTAGATGATAAATTAATTAGTAGAATCAATTAATAACGAGGTATAAAATATGAGCCTAAATCAGCTAAATAGCAACCAGCAGAAAAAATGGCTGAATGTATCATTCAACAGTGTAAAAATTCAACAACCGATTGTAATTCAATCTCTACCAGATGGTATTCTCCAAGCAAATTCTGGAGTTATTACAGGAGGACAGTTATCATTATCAAATATTCCTGGTGGGGTTTCAGGATTTCTCAGGGCCAATGGTACCGGGGTGGATCCGTCTTATTCTCCGGTACATGTATCTAATCTCACTGGGAGCGGTTCATCTGATGGATATCTAAAAAGCACTGGGGGAGTAGTAACATCGTCTCCTCCAATTAGTGTGTTTTCTACAGATGTCGCTGCACCTGCTATTAAATTTCCTTCATCAACTATCTACAATGCAATCCAGGGTATCCCCAAGGTAGCAAAAACAGTAGAACTAGATGGATCAATTTTAACATTTGGTATGACACTCACAGTGGTGGGTACATCATGTACTGTACAATTCGGGAATCTTAATTTCTCTAATCCATCTCCATCCAATCCATTATTTACTAGACATCTTCCCACACCTACCGAATATTTGAGCTACCCTATTCAAAATATATATTGTACAATTCCCATAGATAACCTAACTACATCCGTGTATAATATCCCAGCCACATTCCTATTCAGAACTGATGGAAGTTTCCAGATCGGAGCATACGGCCTTCAGGACAATACTGGAGATCTCATCCCTCTCCCAGCAGGAACTTATAAAATCGATAAAAAATGCATTAGCTATATCTGCGCCTCTCCTTAAGAGATTCCTTCGCTACTCTAAAGATTTCCCTAAGGTCTCCCTAGCTA